TGACCTGAAGACTAAACTCTATCGGGTACTCGCTCTTGATGGCGGTTCACACGCACCCAAAACGACCGCCCAGGAAGACGAGCCGGCGGTGATGGACTTCAAGCCTCAGTTCAAGGAAGCATCTGCTCCTGAACGCAAGACTGAAGATTCATCGCCGTCGTGGGCAATGACCAATGATGATGAGGATGATGATAGTTTATCGTTCTTCAAGAAGTTGGCTGAAGACTAAGAGAAAGGGGAGCTTTTTAGCTCCCCTTTTTTTTGTTTAGAAACCAACGGGTAATCTCATTCCAGAGTATTTACCAAAGGTATCAATACTTCCCTCCTTATAGAAATGATAATTATTAACTACTCTTGTGTTATCAGTATTATTGGTTGTTGGGGCAACAATGGGTACGACAGGTGAAGTTTGAGATGAAGGGTTGCCAGAGTTAGCAAGAACATCGGCTTGTTTATTAATTTTACCCTGTATTTCAAAGTTTAGATTGTTTTTCTTTGACAGTCTGTCAAGAGTTTTAAACATTTGTTCCAAAGTTTGATTGGTATCTTGAACGCTCAATAATTCGCTAGCCAATGTGCTGCCCCGTGCTATACCACCCTTATCGGCACCGACTGCAAGAATTTGTTCTACAGCCTTAGATATTACTTCTTTCTGATCTTCCGGTGAGATTTTATTATCATTTAAATCTTTACGCAAATTATTTAAAAAGGTAAGTGTTTTGTCTTCTTTTTCTTTTATTTGGTCTGTCGTGCGGGCTTTATTGCCTACCAATAATTCCTGGACTTGCTTATTGAGCGCTTTTTTTATAGCGCGGAGTGCTTCAGCAGCGCCTTCTGCTACTGATCCGTCAGCATTGCGTAACGACTTCTCTTGCAGTTTAGCCAGCGAATTAGCCAAATTCTTTGTTGCTTCTTCAGCTAACGTATTTTGAGCAATTTTAATTTGCTCTTGTACGCTGGCTACATTACCTATAGTAGTGTCTTGCAATCTTTTCAAATCTCTTGCGAGTTCAGCAGTAAGTGTCTTTACTAATGGTTCATTACCACTTTCTATAGCTGCTTTAAGTGCGGCATTTTTATCACTTATATCTTTGACAGTGCTATCAATATTCATATCTCGCAATTTATCAGCCGCAACAGCCATACCAGCAATGGCTAATCCAACCGCCCCTGCTGGTCCAAATCGTAATAAAGTTGCCCCTAATCTTAATAGACCACCACCAGTTTTACCTGCGGCTTTGCCAACCATTGACCCAAGATTTTTTATAATATCTTTGGAACTTCCAGCAATTGCTGTAGCTTTAGTCGCTATATTTTTGCCAAAATTAGAAATAGCAGAGCTAAGCCGAGCTAGTGGACCTAACCTTTTAGGTCTATTAGGCGGGCCACCGCCGCCAGCGTTTAGAGCGGCGTCTGCTGCTGTCGAAACCCCTTTAAAATTACGGAGATTCTTGTCAGAGTTTACTGCCCAACTTACAAGACTACTCAATCCACTAATAGTAGCTTTTGCAATCTTAAACGATGTAATAGGATTTAGTACTGCGAGAGCGCTGGTAATGCCTAAAATCCAAGCAGTTTCTGGACCAAAGTTATCATTGATAAATCCAAAAAGGTTTTTTAAATGTTTAATACCCGCTCCCAGTGTCGTCTTTGCATCTTTGTCTTGAAGTACACTAATAACATCTACAAGTGGAAGTATAAGATTACTTTTTATCCATTCTGGGAAAAGTAGAAAAGCAGCAGCCAATCCACCAAACAATAAACCAATCAAACCAGGACTCTTTTTAGGAATCATTTTCTTAATTGATTCTAATATTTTAGATATGGCTCCTTTATTATCATCTGTTTTGGTAGGTTTTGGTTTATCTGCTAATGCATCATTTCTTTGCTGACTAGCCAATGCTTCTTGTTGTTTTTCAAAATTAGATTTCATCATATCACTAAATTCTTTTTGAGTGCTACCTAAATTTTGAAGCGCACTGCCAAAGTTGTTGAAGAAACCCTTAAAGTCTGAACGAACACCTTTTATTTCACTAATAGCAGATTTCAGAGAGTTGGTGCCCGAATTACGAGTCAGCAGCCCCTCTTCTTTCATTCTTGTGATTACGTCATTTAATGTTGCTTCAGCCATTTTCTTCTATTTTCCTATTGACTTTTTCTTCAAACACTGTATAATAGCTTTATCGCTAATGATGTTTAAAGTAAGTTATTTCTTAACAGGTGTTGATGGTTTACTAGGTGGTTTACTACCCTTCTTATCACTGTATGCATTCGCACCAAAGTATGCAGCAACAAGAGCAGAAATTGCTACAAAGTATGTTGGTGCAATGTTACCAATAATCACTGCTGCTTTGTCTACACCAAATAACGAAGTGAAGAAGATACTAAACGGATACAGAAGCATTCCAAACAAAGCAAACCAAGTCATCTGCCTCATCGCATCTCTACGAGCATCAGCGTCTTCTAACTCTTTACGCTTGAACTCAAGGTACATATCCATCTCTTCTTGTGAGACATGACCGTCACCATTCGCATCAGCACCAGGCAAAGCAGATGCGTCAATGGTGACGGTGTTAGTTTCTTCTTCAGACACTTGACGTTATCCTTGTTGTTTTGCATTTTGTTCTTCAATATGATCAATAAGCATTTCAACATATAAGTCACGTTCGAATGGTATCAAATTTTCAATTTCGGTTATAGAATATTTATGATGTTGGACTAAGGAAAAGATGACCTTATAATAATTAGAGATATTATTATGGATCATCATTAAGTAAAAAAACTTTGCATCCCTTCGATAATCTTTTCAACCTTCGTACCATCTTCCCTTGTGTATTCAACTGTATGAATGAGTTTTGGAATGGTAGTCAAGAATTTTTCAATCTCACGCATGTTCTGAGAAGATAAAGAATTTACAAATTCTTCTTGTTCTTTTCTCGTATGGTCTTTCATTAATAGAACTTCGTCATCGCCTACTAACACTTTATCAATACTAGAGATAACCATTTCCATCATACCTTCGTCATCTTGCTTATAAGATGATATCTTTTGTATCACGTCGTAGTTTGGGTCTTTTAACATAATTGAAATGTTATCATTCAACTCAATGATATAAATATGTTCCTCATCAAAGACAACTTCAACATCATCAATATTAATAGAAACATCATATGTTTGCTGATCAACATCATCAGTTAATGTCAGTTGAATTAAATTATTGACAGATTTGGCCCTCAAATTAACAAAGATATATTCAATGTCATATGTTGGTAGTTCGTCAATATTAATATTTGTGTGTAAGCAGTTGTTAATAACCTGCTTGATCGAATCTAAAGTTTCATCTTCAACTTCGCCTTGCGCTGCCATCAACAGAATTTTTTCTTCTTTGACAGTAAATGGCCTAAACTTGATGTTCTTTTTACCGTCAGATGATGGTAGTTTCAATGTAAAGACGGGCGTGTCAATTTTAGGTAATGCCATAGTTTAAATCACTCCATTAAAATACTCCGAGTCCTCTTCCTAGAGTTCGGATTGTTGTTCCTTGATTAATCAAATCTTGTATATTTCGAGGTCTGTTAATTGTATTTATTACGCCAGCAATAGACGCTGCTTGTGCAATTCGAGTGAATAGTCCTACTGGTGTTCTTGTCTTCGTAAAATCAGAACCGTTTACTGATGATCTATCAATCGACATATCATCATATGTAAACTCAATAGGAATCTGAATCAAAGTATCGTTTTGCTCCCATCCCATTTGAACTGCGCCAATCTGTGTTGGATATGCTTCATATAACTTATATACAACTTTTTCGGAACTATCGTAATCGTATCCAATAATTTCTATCGTACAAGCATAGTGTTCTTTATATCCAATTTCTCTATAACCTCTACCGTCAAAAACTTCACCACCATCTTGTACGATGTAGTTTAGCCATCGCTGAAAGAAGCCCATTATCAGATAGTTTGAATCACCAAAGAAACTTGTTGTTAATGAATCGTTTGTACGAGATATTGGCATCTTGTTTACTTGGCCAAATGCGTATGGTTTATGATCAAACGTGTTGATAGTCTTTCCCGGTAAATTTGATGTACTACAGAAGAAAGTCAACTGTTCCATTGTAGGAAAGGAATCGCCATCACCAGCAAATATTTTAGAAGGTGGCGTAATTCGTACAATGAACTTATTTGCAAGCGCAAGGCCGCCAAATTTAGAGCTTGATATTTGCGCTCTGAAATCTGCTACATTAAATGCCATTATTAGCTTCCTCTAATCATTTGTCTGGAGTCTTTGTAGACTTGACCTTTTTTGATACGGCCTTTGTTTTCATAAAATCTCTCAAGAGGTAGAAACAACGCAATGTCCCATTCAGATGGGTTTATGTAAATCATTCTAGATTCAACTTGACTAATCAAATAACGATGTATCGTAGGCTTGAATAGTCTAAACTTTGCTGCACCGTTCAATACTTCATAGTTTAAACGCAATCTTGTATTCTCGTCGTATTTTCTATTTGATGATAGATCGTATAGATTGTCCATCAACTTTGCACGAAGAGGTAGCGGTAGATAGTGCATGTTGATACCAAGCCAACCTTTAGGAACTTTCTTAAAAGGAAACACGAGAGGAAATCTATCATAGTAAGGCAGTGTTTTCTTATACTTTGGATCGTACTGATACAGATACATATCGCCCACACGAATCTGTGAACGACCACGCTCTGGATCAGACTTTACAAGTTTTGCTGGTTGAAGCGCACCTGTACGACTAGCGGCATCACGATACCACTCTCGTGCGGTTTGTGTGCGAGCAGGGATTTGACCCTTCTTCACACCTCTTAATAAGAGTTCGTCGAAGACCGTGGCCATTAGTTGATACTCCATCCCAGTTTCCATTCGCCCTCAGAACCTTCAGGGCATTGATATGATTTTGTTCTTTTCACTCCATTAGTCCACCATCTTCTTCCCAGCGGCTTTTTCATTTGGGCTTCACTTATATTTTTGAGTTTTTGTGCTACGAATGATTCGATTAAGGACGCATCTAAGTATACTCGTTCAACCAGTTCTAATGCTTGTAAGTACGGGTCTAACTCTCTATGTATTGACGCCAACTTCTTGCCTCTCCTTTTTCGGTTAGAACCATAAACGTCCAACCTCTATCATCACAATATTCTTGAGCAGCACGCCACTTGGATAAGTTTGTGCCCCATGTCTTCACTTCTTCGAGATATCTCTTTGTAACCTTAGACTTCTTCTGTGGCGGTACAGATTGATTCATTGGTTTAATCTCAACGATTAGTATATCACTATTTAGCTTTTTTACCCAAAAATCAGGGAAATATCTGTGCTTTCTACCGTCAATCAAACTACGATAAGGCACAACTATTTCTTCTGACGACCATTGAACGATACCAGTGCTCTCATCACATTTTCTCATAAACTTTAGTTCCCACAGACTTCTATAAATAATCTTAGTGTGATCACCCTTATATTTATGAGAATTTGAAGGTCTGAATTTTCCTCGGTATGCCATATTGTTTTCGTTATAAATAGATGTAAATAAGTATTTATAAAGGTCGAACTATGCAGTCACATGTACCTCGCTCACCACAACAGGTTAAGAATAGTCGCAATCAAGAAAAAATAGTCAACACTATTCAGTTTCCTGAAACGTTGGGAAATGTCGGCACGCTTTTATTGTTCAAAAAATATGCTTATGGTGAAAGAGAAACTGGTGGTGCGGGTGGTATTAAAACTGTAAAAGATGCTGGTGCTAGTAGTGCTATAGTTGATTCGATATATTTACCTATGCCAGAACAATTGTTGGATAGCACAAGTTTGAAAATTGCAGGCACAGAATTGGGGGCTGCTGGTAATGCGTTCGCAAAAATATCTAATACATTTGCTCGTGGTGATATCGTTAATAGCATTTCAAATGCACTTAAAAACGTCGATGCCCAAGCTGTCGCTTCAACTATGGTTTCCAAAGCTGCTAAAGAAATTCTCAGTGCAGTGCCTGGGCTTCAAGGCGCACAGCAAGGTATCGAAGCTGGTCTTGGAGCAACGTTTAATCCATATGCAGCATTAACTTTTGAAGGCGTAAATATAAAAACGTACACTTGGAATTGGGTACTATCTCCAAGAACCAAAAAAGAAACGACCACACTGCAAACAATTATTAGAAAATTGAAAATTAATTCTTTACCTAACTATAAAAATTTTGGTAAACTGAAAGGCAGAGCATTTTTAGGATATCCTAACGTATGTTTACCTATAATTACTGGTGTTGATACGTTAGTAATGAAACCTACTATGATATCTAATATCAACGTTGATTATGCTGGTGCTGGCGAACTTGCTTTCTTAGAAGGTGGCAATCCAGCAGCGGTTAAGATTGAAATCACATTACAAGAAATGCAAATCTGGACAAGAGAAGATTATGATGGTAGTAAATTGGCAGATGATATAGGTATTCCTAACTTACTGAATAACAGCGGCCATCCGGGTGGCTATAAGTAATAAGTATAAACATACGAGGATAATATGTCAAAATATTTTAGATACTATCCACAGACGCAATACGCTTTTGCTAACGGCAGTTTTACGATTGAGAAATCTGTAAAGAACATCTCTCTTAAAACAGTTCTGAAGGATGGGCTATCGCAGGATGACCCATACGCTTTTCTTCGCTATACGATATCGGAAGATGAGAAAGCAGAAGACATTGCAGACTTCTACTATGACGATCCTGCTATGAGTTGGTTAGTGTATTTTGCTAATGACATTGTTGACCCATACACTCAATGGCCAAAGACTTATGAGAACTTCACTGAATATTTCAGAAAGAAGTATGCGAGTCAAGCACTTCCTACAGGCACTGATGCTATCGTATGGGGACAAGATACAACCAGAACAGATAACATCGTTCACTGGAAAAATACTGATGATGAGACGATGCTGATTAGCCCAGACTCATATATAAGAGCGCAGACATTTAATGGTGATTTTGTTGCCGGTGACTGGACTGCTGTTCGTCGTTTTGATTATGAAATGGAAGAGAATGAGGAACTAAGAAATATCATTCTTGTGAACTCTTCTTATTCAACCACAGTATTAGAAAATTTAAGAAGTTTGTTAAATGGCTGAAAATACGTTTGACATTGGGTTTGGAGGTATATCAAATGCTACATTATCTCATTATCATAAGAAAAATGCTCCACCATTCAATATAGCAAATTATATCACAGAATTGTCTTTTTCAGAGTCGATTGATAGTCCTGCTTTGATGGGTCAAATGAAGTTGTTAGATTCTTCTGGGTTAATTGATAATTTTCCCATAATAGGAGAAGAGATATTCAATCTTACTTATGTTGATTTTTTTGGCAATGAGATATCTCAAGAATTTTTAATTTACAGTGTAAGCGATGCTGTACCTGGAGAACAGCAAAATTTTATGTACTACACTTTGAATTTTGTGTCCGCACATCATTTTTTAGATGTAAGCAGAAAAGTTCAGAAAAGTTATCAAAATCTAACTGTCAAAGAAATAATTCAATTAATATTTGATGAATATTTAGTTGATGAGACAAGATTTCCAAATTCAAATAACGAAATTGAAATCGAAGATACTGCCGGAATACAAACAATTGTTATACCTTCTTTGCGTCCTATTGAGGCTATCAATTTTCTATCAAGAAGATCATTTTCTGATGTTAATAAAAGTTCTAACTATCACTTCTATCAGACACGAGAAAAATTTAAAATGAAAACTCATGAGCAAATGATAAAAGATGGTAGACCAAAAGCAATTGAATATACCTATAATCCAGCATTGCTCGCAAGCGAAATTTCAGATAGAGATGATGGTATGAATAATTTATTAAAGTTGGAAATACCTAATAGATTAAATACTATAAGAGAAATTGCCTCTGGCGCCATGATAACTGATGTTGTCGAAATAGATATTCTAAACAAACAAATGATACATAATCCATACACATACAAAGATACGTTTCAAGATTATACTCATAATGAAAAATCTGTTAGATTTCCACATACTAATAAATTTAGACAAGATTTTTTTGAAGCTGATGGTATGTCAAAATCGCATTTGGTCTTTGTAGATTCTGAAAGACCAAATCAAAGATATATTGATATAATTGCACCAAGAACGTCCAATCTCTACTATCACAGTGAATTTACATTAAGTGTGGAGATTTACGGTAGAAACGATCTTTTTGCTGGAGATGTTATCAAATTGGGTATATTTGAGTTCGAAGAATCTAGTAGTAAACAACCAGAACTAAATAAAAGTTTTTCTGGATATTGGTTAGTTAATTCTATTGATCATACTATTGAAATTGATAAAACATACAAATGTAAATTAAAATTATCAAAAGATTTGGCTCATGGAGATAATTCCGGGGTTTCAACAATTGCTGAATTGACATCGGAGTTTGAGGGATAATGGCTGAAAATGGTTTTAGAAATTTATTATGGTTTATGGGCGTCGTAGAAGACCGTAGAGACCCAAGAAAGATGGGTCGTCTTCGTATTCGCTGCTTTGACATTCACCCAGATAGCAAAGAAGATGTGCCTACAGAAACTCTACCTTGGGCAATACCTGTTATTGGTTCGTATGACTTTAACTATAAACCACCGATTGAAGGGTCGTGGGTATTTGGATTCTTTCTAGATGGCGACGATGCTCAACATCCAATGGTTCTTGGTGTGATGCCTGGTATGCCTACAACATTTCATAATTCTACTCAGGGATTCAATGGTAAGAGCGATATCAATCCTAAACCTGATGATGCATACAATCCAGATGTGAATAGACTTGCAAGAGGGGAAGAGCCAGGAGAAACTCATTTGGCTGTTCAACATGTTACACTAGAAGATATTGAACCCAAGCCACCATACAATGCTCAATATCCATATAATAAAGTACAAGAAACAGAATCTGGTCATGTGTTTGAAATGGATGACTCACCGGCATCTGAAAGAATAAATATTCGACATAGAAAAGGTACATACCTTGAAGTTGGGCCTACTGGCACACAAACAAACAAGATTGTTGGTGATGGTGTAACAATCATTGAGAGAAACGGCAAAGTATTGATAAAGGGAGCCTCTGATGTTACTATCAGAGGCACGTCTAATATTAAAGTTGAATCTGATTGTAACTTAACAGTCGATGGTACAATGACAACGAATGTGCATGGCGATTATAGATTGAATGTTGGTGGTGGCATCTATATGAATTCTGGCGATATTTTCTCACAGAAGAGTTCTTCTATAAAACAAGAAGCATATCTTGATAGTTATAACCTATTTGCTAGACAGCACATCGTTTCGCAATCAGAAGTAGGTAATATTCATATCTATGCCAACACAGGATTTATTTCTGCATATGCAAATACAGATGTGAGAATTGAAAATGGTGGTAACACATATTTCAACACAACGGGTAAATATAATATTAAGTCTGCTGATAACATCGCTATTGATGGTACTAAGATTGATTTGAATACCAGTGGAGCAGTTGAAGTTGATCCAGGATATACAGTATATGTGAGAGGTACGCTAACAGATTTTGTTAGCCCATCTGGTAAGGCACAGCATTCTAAAGATACAATACGAACAGGTCTTGGTAAGCCTATTGACCGAAAGTTCCCATTCGAAACTGTATATGATGAAGAAACATACTCATCAATTATTGACCCACCGGACACGGGTCATTCTGATGTTGATGAAGGAGCATAAGATATGTCAGACGGTTTAATTTCACAATATATGGAATTTTTACAGACAAGCGAACTTGTTAATAATCTGGGTACGGGCCAAACTGAGTCTGCTTTAGATAAATTTAAAGCTATTGTTCAAACAACAGCGTTTCCTTTAGACAAAATGTCTACTCTAAAGGAAAAAATGCAAACTACGATAAAGAATCTTCCTGTTAATGAAGCAAGTAGTCTATCTGTACTATCTGATTCATTATCAAAGGCATCTAATCAAGATATATCTGCTATTCTGTTTCAATCTGGTATCAATCCAGATACGTTTTCAGTAGAAACTTTTGGGCTTGACGTTGCCTCTTTGACTGATTTTCAAAGCAGTATGATGGGATTCAATGCAACATTAAATGGTGGTTGCGATGCTCTGTTAGCATTAGAAAATCTTGTTACTGACATAGGCAATGAAATAGACTTAGATAATATATTTCAACCAATATCTGAATATATAAAAGATTTGGCAAAGAGCGTAGAAGATGCTGTTAAAGTTGTTGAAGAACAATTTGAACAATTAGCAGATTTAAAATTTGATGATATAATCAATCAAATAGAATCAGCGGCTGAAGATGTAGTATCCGCAATAGCAACTGACGTAGAAGCATTGATAAGTGGTGCGGAAGCATTAGCATTATCTATTCAAGCTGATATTGAATCAATCGATTTGACTAGTTTTTTCGAAGGTATTGAAGCAGAAGCAAAGGCAATTGCAGACGCATTTGAATCTTCCATTGAAAAAATTCTAGAGGATGTGCAAGAAGAGTTGATTGGTTTCAAGGACTCTATTGAGGCTTGTTTAAAGCATAATGCAATGGTAAACGAAGTTAAAATTAAAAACTATCAAGATGGTCTTGAGGGTCTCCCAAAAGCAGCGCCAGAAGTTTCTATTCGATCACTTGCGAAAGTGCAAACTGCTCTGAATGGACAATTAAACGAAGCGAAAGGTGTTATTTCTACTGAAAATCAAAAAATTGTAAAAGCCATGACAGCGGCAATTGCGAGTAGTAGTTCAAGAAACAATCCAAATGCCAACCCTAATGAAGTAAGAGCGGCAACAGCAAGAAGTGTTTCTACTGCACAGAGAAGGCGGGATGAAGAAACTGATAAAGTGGTAGAAAATGCTGGGGGAAAAGTTAAACAAGCACCCAAAAAAATAGCAGACCTTACTAGAGGTGCTGCTGGTAATGTATTGGATAGTAATTTGGGAGGTAGACCTATTGCCAAAAAAGAGATTTTAATTGGGAAAGCTGGCCAATACATTCATGAAAATAGCATTTATCCAGAAGAATTTTTCAGTAAAAGTGCTTTTGCTTCTGGTAATGCTGCTTATATAAAAGGGCTTCATCCTATCGTAAGAGATAGAGTTGCGAGAGCGGTAAGAGACCTTGTTCTTGAAAATCAAGATGTGGGTGGTAAGAAATTCGACATAAAAATTATAAGCGGTGTGAGAGATAGTGAGAGACAAAGGCGACTTAGAGCATCAGGAAATTCTCTGGCAGCAAAAGATAGTTGGCATGAACATGGTGCCGCCATTGATATGAATATATTTATTGACGGCGTACCATACCTTGTTTGGAAAAATTTCAATCTCAAAATCCCAAATTACGATAATATTGAAAAATATTATACTGGACTTTCAAGAAAATATTTTGCAAGATATAATATGTTCAATAGACTTGATGGTACATGGGGTAGAAGTAAAATTATGGACCCAAATCATTTTATTCCAACAGAACTTTGGGGTAAATCAATAGCAAGTCTAAAGTCCGTACTGTACCTTTCCAGTGGTTCGATAAACAAAAATGGGTTAGATAGATTACTTGCAGTCCATGAATACCCAGAATAATAAGTATAAATAAAAAGAAAACTGGAGATTGCTTCACATGGCAACACCATTAACACAAAGAGTTGTATACTCGGACTTCTTTACGGACTTGGATAAGCATCCAATTCGTAGCACAGTCTTACGCAAAACGAATGTTGATGCTGTAAAACAGTCTCTTCGTAATCTTATGTTGACTGATAGAGGTGAGCGATTGTTCCAACCAAATCTTGGTGGTAACATTCGTGCTATGTTGTTTGAGAATATTACAGCACAAACATTCTTGACAATGCAAGAGCATATAAAAGATGTTATTACAGCACATGAGCCAAGGGCTGATGTTATTGATGTGTATATCGCTCAGACTTCACAAGAACACGAAGTACAAATCACAATCGTATTTCGTGTTGTCAACGTACAAGAACCAGTTACATTAGAGTTACTTTTAGAAAGAGTGAGATAAAATGGCAGGAACTATTATCTCGGAACTTGATTTCAATCAAATCAAGAGTCAGTTAAAAACATTTCTTCAAGGTCAAGCACAGTTTGCTGACTATGACTATGACGGATCAAACATGTCCGTCCTTCTTGATGTGTTGGCATACAATACATTTCAGAATAGTTTTTATACAAACATGGCTCTCGGTGAGATGTTTCTTGACTCAGCGCAACTAAGAGATTCTGTTGTATCTCATGCAAAAGAGTTGAACTATCTACCAAGGTCGTACAGGTCATCAAACGCAAAAGTTACACTGACGTTTACGCCAAGTGATAGCCCAGCATTCATCACAGTTCCAAAATACACGAAGTTTACCACAAATGTTGATGGTAAGTCATACACGTTTAGCACAGATCAAGTATATACTATCACACCAAATTCTGGCGTATATTCTGTCAGCGATGTTTCTCTTCACGAAGGTAGAATCGAAAGAGAATATTATGACGTAACAGCAAGCACAAAGTATCTTATCTCTAACAAGAGAGTTGACACCGACAGTATTGTAGTAAATGTATATGCCTCCTCTGCTGCTGATGCTGAAGTTAATGCATATGCTTCAAAACCAAATCTCTTTGATGTTGGTTCAAGTGATAATGTGTTCTATATACAACCAGCAGAACTGAATCGTTACGAACTAGAATTTGGTAATGATGTGTTTGGTAGAGAACCAAAAACAGGCGAAGTCGTAGAGGTTATCTATCGTATCGCAAATGGTGCAACACCAAACGGTGCTACTACATTCTCACCATCTGGTACGATACAAGGCTATACAGCGACAGTCACAACAACATCAACATCTTTTGGTGGCGCTGAAGAAGAAACGCTTGATTCAATCAAGTTCTATGCTCCAAAATCTATTCAGATACAAGATAGAGCAGTCACAGAATCTGATTATGAAAATCTTTTGAAAAGCAAGTTCTCTGAAATTCAAGCAGTATCAGTACAAGGTGGTGAAGAACTGAATCCACCACAGTATGGTAAAGTTATTGTACACGTTGATATTCAAAATAGTGATGGCGTATCTGACGGTGCTAAAGAGAAGTATAGAAAGTTTCTAAAAGAACGCACGCCACTCGCAATCGACCCAGTAATTAGGTCTCCTGAATTTCTTTATGTTGCTCTTGACACAACAGTACACTACAATACTAAAACTTCAGATGCTACTAATTCTGAAATAGACTCGCTTGTTAGAAATGCGATTGCATCTTACAATCTGACTTACTTGAATGATTTTAAAAAGAATGCTAGGCAATCTCGAATTGCTCGTGTCATTGATGATACAAATACGTCTATTATATCGAATGATACAGAACTTAGAATGATTGTTGATTTTATTCCAGTGACTAGTCAGGCTTCAAGCATCACTGCTGACTTTGAAAACTCTTTAATTTTAGATCATCCTTTGACTGCTGGCGAAGATATCAATCGTCATAAACCCGCAGTTAAAACTTCCAGTTTTTCTTATGGAACTCAGACAGCATACATACAAGACAACGGCGAAGGTATCTTAGAAGTTCTCACTAATACAGTTGATGGGTTCAAAATACTAGATGGTAATGTTGGAAGCGTAGACTACACAATAGGCCGTGTAATAATTCGCAATTTGAATGTTAGTTCTTTCTCTGGTAGTGCTATCAAGATTTATGGTAGACCCGAATCGCAAGATATTATTGGTCCTGCAAGTAAGATTATTTCAATCCGAGACGTTGATGTTAGCGTAACAGTAGAGGCTGCGACTCAGTAATGCATGACCTATCGAAAACTATCTCAGAGTATATCGAACAGCAGTTTCCTGCTGTTTATCGGGAAGACGGTCCAAACCTAGTTGC